GGTGGTACTTCAGGCTCATTAGATGTCTCCCGTGTGTGGCCTAATGGTGCAGATGAAGTCATGGGTTTGGCAGCTCACAATGATTTCTTGTTTATCTTTGGTAAACGACAGATTCTTGTGTATGCTGGTGCTTCTACCCCCGCTTCTCTTGTTCTGAGCGACACAGTAGGCTCTATTGGATGTATTGCAAGGGATACGATACAAAGTATTGGCTCTGATGTTGTGTTCTTGTCAGACTCAGGTGTTCGCTCATTGATGAGGACAATTCAAGAGAAGTCTGCACCATTGCGTGATCTTTCAAAGAATGTTCGTTTCGATTTAAATTCAGCTTTGGTAAACGAAACATTGGCTAATCTAAAATCTGTTTACTCAGAGAAAGAAGCCTTTTATTTGCTTGTTCTACCCGCTACTTTCCAAGTTTTTTGTTTTGATACCAAACAAAGTTTGCAAGATGGTGCTTCAAGGGTAACTAAGTGGGACTCTATTTCCCCTACTGCTTTGCGTTCATTGCGTAATGGCGACTTGTATATTGGCAAAAATGGGTATATCGGAAAGTATGGTGGTTACTTAGATGACACATCTACTTACCGATTTGCGTACTACACCAACAATGCTGACCTTGGAAATCCAAACCAAATTTCTATTCTCAAAAGCATTTCAGCAATTGTCATTGGTGGCTCAAACCAGTTCTTAACAATCAATTGGGGGTTTGACTATTCAGGTTCATACCAAGCCCAGAATATTTTTATTCCATCCCAAGAAAGTTATGAATATGGGACTGCTGAATATGGAACTGCTGAGTACACGGGTGGCGTAAAAATAAAAACATTAAGAGCCAATGCTTCTGGTGCAGGAAAGATTGTCCAGACAGGATACGAAGCAACAATTAACAACATTCAATTGTCTTTGCAAAAGATTGAAATTCAAGCCAAAGATGGCAGAACAGCCTAAGAGGTAAACCATGAGTAACTATACAAAAACAGTAAATTTTGCGACTAAGGACAATCTGTCGCCTGGCAATCCTTTAAAAATTGTCAAAGGTACTGAGATTGATACTGAGTACAACAACATTGCTACTGCTGTTGCAACAAAGACAGATAACTCTGCTGCCGCAATTACTGGCGGTACGATCACAGGTATCACCGATCTAGCTGTTGCTGATGGCGGTACGGGTGCTTCTACAGCCGCAGGTGCATTGAATAACCTTTTGCCTAGTCAAACAGGTAATGCAAATAAGTATCTCCAAACAGATGGAACAAATGCAACATGGGACGGAGTAAGCCTTTCGACTGCTGATATTACTGGAACTCTTCCTGTTGCTAATGGCGGTACTGGCGTAACTTCTTCAACAGGCACAGGCTCTGTTGTTCTGTCAAACAGTCCAACATTGGTGACTCCCGCCTTGGGAACTCCTGCTTCTGGTACTTTGACAAATGCCACAGGATTGCCCATCTCTACTGGTGTAAGTGGTTTGGGTACTGGTGTAGCTACATTCTTGGGTACGCCATCATCTGCTAACTTGGCATCTGCCGTTACAGACGAAACAGGATCAGGCGCTTTAGTGTTTGCCAATAGCCCAACCTTGGTTACTCCTGCCCTTGGAACGCCCTCTAGCGGTACTTTGACCAATGCTACTGGCTTGCCTATCAGCACAGGAGTTTCTGGTCTAGGAACGGGTGTAGCAACCTTTTTAGCGACTCCTAGTTCAGCAAATCTTGCTTCTGCGGTTTCTGATGAGACAGGCACAGGTGCTTTGGTCTTTGCTAACTCTCCTACATTGGTGACACCTGCTTTAGGTACACCTTCTAGCGCAACATTGACAAACGCTACAGGACTTCCTTTATCAACAGGTGTAACAGGAAATCTTCCAGTTACCAATCTAAATTCAGGCACATCTGCAAGCGCATCAACCTTTTGGCGAGGCGATGGTTCTTGGGCGACACCATCTGGAAGCGGAACAGTTACTAGCGTTTCTGTGGTTTCAGCTAATGGTTTGGCAGGGACAGTAGCTACAGCAACATCAACTCCCGCCATTACTTTATCAACATCTATAACAGGTGTTCTTAAAGGAAATGGAACGGCAATATCTGCCGCTACTGCGGGTACTGACTATGTGACCCCTACAGGGACAGAAACCCTGACAAACAAGACTTTAACGTCACCAACATTAACTACTCCTGTATTGGGTACTCCTACAAGTGGTACTTTAACCAATGCAACTGGTTTGCCAATTTCTACGGGTGTCTCAGGTCTTGGAACAGGTGTAGCAACATTTTTAGCTACTCCCTCAAGTGCCAATTTGGTTTCTGCCGTAACAGATGAAACTGGATCGGGTTCTTTAGTATTTGGTACATCACCAACTCTGACAAACCCAACAGTCACCAACTATGTAGAGACTCCATTTACAGCCAATAGTTCTACTGCTATCACCATTGCTTTGACCAACGGCACAGTACAAATTATTACCCTGACAGGCAATGCCACAATCACAATGCCAACGGCAACAAGTGGTAAGTCTTTTATCATGTTCTTAAAGCAAGATGCAACAGGCTCACGCACAGTTACATGGTCAACAGTTAAATGGCCTGGCGGCACAAACCCAACAATCACAGCTACTGCAAGCAGACAAGATATTTATTCTTTCTTTGCTGATGGCACAAACTGGTATGGTGTCAATGTTGGTCAGAACTACACACCATAAGGACTGATAAATGTTTGCAGCATCCAAAACAGATTCAGTCTCTGGCGCAGCACCAGATGGTCAGTTTAACTACGTCACCATGCTTTTACATGGTGATGGTACTAATGGCGCACAGAACAATACATTCTTAGACAGCAGTTCTAACAATTACACCATTACCCGAAATGGCAATGTAACCCAAGGCTCTTTCTCGCCTTATGGGTCTAATTGGTCTAACTTCACTCCATCATCGGCATATTTTTATACTGCTTCATCTGCAAATTTAAATTTAGGTGCGGGTTCATTTACTTTGGAGTTTTGGGTAAATCCATCTGCTTTAACAAATGAAGCACGAATGGTTACTGTTGAAGGTTCTTCAACCATCGGTATGATTATGGGTGGTGGTGGTGCTGGTGGCTCAAACACCGACATTCAAGTTAATCAATTTGGTACTGCAACCCTATTAAATGCAAGTTCTGTTTTAAGCGTTGGAACATGGACTCATGTTGCTGTTACATATAACGGCACTACATCAACTCTTTGGGTTAATGGTGTTTCTCAAAATACTGCTTCTGGAAGCGTATTCCCAAACTCAAATAGTTCTGTAACAGTATTTGGCTCTGTCAATTATGCAAACTCAGCATTTAAAGGGTACATATCAAACCTTAGACTTTTAAAAGGAACTTGCCTTTACACAACATCGTTTACGCCAAGCACAACGCCTTTGACAGCAATCACCAATACTGCTTTATTGACTTGCCAAAGCAATCGTTTTTTTGATGCTTCAGCAAACGCATTTGGTTTTACTTTCTCAGGCACACCAAGCGTCCAACGCTTCAACCCATTTGGTACTGCTACCGCCTACTCCACAAGCGTGATTGGTGGGTCAGGGTACTTTGATGGTGCTTCAGATTATTTAAAGACAGTAGGTTCAGTAGGCATCAATAATTCAGCTTTCACAATTTGTTGTTGGTTCTATCCATTAAATTCTTCTGTAATAGGATTGTTTGACTCTGGCCCCAATAATGGCGGTGTTTTCAGAAATTACAATGTTAATTTAATTGAAGACCAATCTGGTGGAACAACAGTTTCTATTGCAGGAGACTATCAAGTCAATGCTTGGAATTGGCTATGTATTACAAAATCAACCACAACTTTTGATGTTTACATAAACGGAACAAGCGCAGGAAGCGGTACTTGTTCATCAACATTGGTTGAAAATCAATTTACTATTGGTGCTATCAACAATGGTGGCGATGGTAGTTATCTAGGATACATCTCTGATTTCCAAGTATTAAATACAGCAACTATTGTTTCAGTACCTACCGCACCAATTACAAACGCAAGTGGTAAAAGATATTTGCTAAACTTTACCAATGGCGCAATCTTTGACAACGCCATGATGAACGACTTAGAAACTGTGGGTAACGCACAGATTTCTACAAGCGTTGTGAAGTATGGAACAGGGTCTATTGCTTTTGATGGAACTGGTGATTGGTTAAAAGCACCAAACAGTCAACTTTATACATTTGGCACAGGCGACTTTACTGTTGAGTTTTGGGTTTACATGACCACAAGTGCCAATAACACAATGATTGGTAATGGCGGCTTAAACTGGGGTGGTTCAGATGTTCAAGGATGGTCAATCAATTATTCTGATGGAAGCATCCTTAGTTCAGGCATGACTGCGGTTGTTAGAGGTGGTTCAAGTCAAGCAAGTATTAACTTTGGTGCTTTAAGCACAAACACTTGGACACATATTGCATTGACTCGTTCTAGTGGAACTTTGCGTGGCTTTGTTGGTGGTGTGCTTGGTACTAGCCAAAGCAATAGCAATGACCCAACAAATACCAATGCATTGACTATCGGTGCAAACTTTAACAACGCCTATCCATTTACAGGCTACATTGATGACCTACGCATCACCAAAGGCTATGCCCGATACACCGCAACATTTACACCGCCAACATCAGCACTCTCAGATACAGGCCCATATTAAGGAACATCATGCAAATTGCAATCTTAACTAGCCCCATTACAGTAGGCGATTATCGTGAACTGTTTAGCAATACATCATTTAACGTTAACGGCCCAAGTGATGAATTCTTGACTGCAAACAATGCCAAGAAGGTCAACGCCTTTAAAGCGCATGACAGACTGACACAGAAGTTAGTTTCATGCTCTGCCTATGACGATGGTGATTTTGTTTCTGTTGTCCAAGTGGCTGACATGAGTGCTGAAGAAATCCAAGCAGCCAAGGATTCTGCAATGGCACAACTAAGAGCCACACGCAATGCTTTGTTGCTTGCTTGTGATTGGACTCAGATTGCTGATTGCACCATTCCTAAAAAGACTGAGTGGGCAACATATCGTCAAACACTAAGAGACTTTCCATCGACTATTTCTGATGCAAGAGTAAGTATCACTTGGCCTCATAATCCTGATTGGGTTGAGCCAATTGGAATAGCATAATAAGGAGTAATCATGGCTTTATCATACGAAGACATTGTTCAAGGTGCTTATGGCGCTATTGGGCGAACAGGCATTGGTACTGGAGCGGGTACGATTGACCAAGAGGGTTATAACTTTTGGCTTGACGCTCTGAAGGCGGGTATTGTCACGCCAGATCAGTTATATGCTAACTTTAATAAGTCTGTAGCTGAGACTATTCAACAACAACCACAAGCCGCTAATTCTCAAGCTGTTGCTGCGTATATTGCGGCTAATCCTTTGGCGACACAAATTGATCCTAAAAAGGTTGTGGCTGTTGGAGACTCTACAACTTGGGGCTATAACGCTGGCAATCAAGTAGCAGACAATATGGTTGTTACGGCTCAAAAGGCTTTAGGTAGTGACTATTCTGTTTCTAA